CGGAAGAATCAAGATGCGTCGGATATTCGGACCTAGTGGAATATTGGCATCTCGTGCGGCTAGGCTCGCATAATGGTTCAGGGCGTATAGCTCTCTCGATCCACATGACTTGGACCAATCATAAGAGACCCCATCAAATCGTCCTTGGCAGGGGATTTCCACGTACCGGGAAATCACGATATTGTCTTGAGGTGTGAATGTCGCGCGTCCATTTGAACAATTGGCGTACATACCTTGTAAACTCGTCGGCCGGGTGAACCACATCGCCCGAAGCGCCGCTGGCGAAGGACCTCTAGGCAATCCACAATAACTCATCGAAAATGTCACGGATTTGATTTGAGATACCTTTGTCGTCTGCTGCTGCTGCTGCATTCGGACCTCAGCCATGTCTGTTTTTTGAACGCTAGTCGCATGCACGACGCCGTCTTTCAATTCGCCTTCGACTTTGACCATATCTCCGGTCATGAACACCTCGCGCTCGCCATCTCCCTGGAAAACAACATCATATAATGCGCCCTGAGCTATCTGTATCGCATAACTCTCAGATGTCGCCAGCCATCGTCCAACGAAAGTGTCTGCTGCAACCATCGCCGATAGACAGAGGACGTATGCGAGTGCAAGAATCATAGCGTTCATGTTGTGTGTACGATGACACCAACCGAAGCTTCAATTTTTGACGAACTTCCTTCCGTTACATCTCATATAAGGCGAATAAACAGAGATATTGCATTCGATGGACAACATATCGGTGTGGCTAAACGTGCAAGCTCAGTTTAGGGACTATGTTCCTACGGTTCCATCAACCAAGGTGTTTTACAGAGACCATGATCGCCATCACTCACCATCGTACCCATCAACACGGACACGAGTGCTAAAAAGCGATACTATAGAAGTCGCAAGAACAATCCCATATGAAAGACCTTTGGTATTGATCTTGGCAGATGCACATGTTCCAGGTGGTTGTGTAGGTGCGGGCGCAGGCATGCAAGAAGAAAGCTTATTCCGTAGGTCTTCCCTCCATAAACACCTCATTCCTTTGTTGTACCCAATCGAAGAGGATGCAGCAATATATTGTCCACATGTGGAACTCACGGATGGAACCTACATGGATTTCATTGCATGCCCTGGAATAAAAATGCCGAAGCTGACGGATGGAAATCGTCTATACCCGGCAGATGAAGAAAAGCTTCGAAAGAAATTGCATGTTGTTTTTCGGACAGCTTACGAAGGTAATCACGATACTTTGGTGCTCGGCGCTTTGGGGTGTGGTGTATGGGGTTGTCCTCCCGTTCATATAGCGGAAATATTCAAGGGAGTCATCGCCGAGTACAATGGTGTATTTGAAGCGGTGTATTTTGCGGTATTAGGGGCCAATTACAATTTTTTCTCGTCGATATTGGACCCTCAAGCCTAATGCTTGATCGGCGTTGGGAACGAGAGCATACGTATGGCCACGGTTTTCGACCTGCGTGCTTTCTCCAACATTCTATACGCAACGTAATCTATGATGTGTTGATGTCGGTATATAAAGGCTGAACATGTTACTACGCACAAGCATGAACTTTGAATACCATTTTAGTATGAATCTCCTGTTTGGTTACAGGAGTCCCAAGAGTATCATTGGGGCGGCGGATAGAGCTTTCATCGTCGCTCAAGAAAGGGCAGGTGATATGATCGTGACTATGGCGCTTAGCGATGGTGCTCGAATTGTAGGAACATGCTATAAACATGATCTTGATGAAAATGAAAAGAGCTTGATTGATCATGGATGGGTTAAAATGAGCTATAGTGATTTATACATGTGCGTATTTGGAATGGGTGATCCCAAGATTCCATTCTGGAAGGATAGGAATGACCCATTGGCCAGGGCATTGAAGCAAGTCGAGCTTGATTCAAGTACACAAAAGAATCACGGCGGAATAAGTGGCGATGGCTTGTTTTATTATCTTGAGTCGGCGCCGACCGTCGTGTATGATATAAAAGAGCATAAACTAGAAACGACCCGTGATCATATAATTCTTACTTACAATATCGAAAGGAAAGGTGACGTTTTATTGAATATCCTTGTGAAGAGCGAGCAGAATATCAATATAAAAGAAATCTCGTTGTATCAATATGACTGGACGGGTTCATCTAAGGTCGTGTTTTATCACTCGCTTGATTCAAAGAGCGAGTATGTGATCTCGCCTTTTATCGATGGGATCCCGCTGCAACAAATCGGCAAGGCTATATACTTGAATATTATAGTAAGTGGTGGTGGGACGCACGTAGGCGGTATTGGAGAATACGTAAACGTAAGCGGCACGTACGCGTTTCTTGATGACATCACAAGAAAAAATGTGGCGGCGTATCAAAACGCGGAAGGACATGGCATACGTATTCGACATATGGATGGGACGATATACCGGGTTCATAATGTCAATGATTATGGGCACTCACCCAATTATTTAGGACCGGATATCTAGCTTAGCAATCCAGATACGTCATGAGGATGACATCTCGTGTGACGGGGTATCGTTAAAGAGGACGATTTGACCCGGTTGGAACATTGCCTGGACTACCCCGACGATATTATTACGATTTATGCATGCGAATCCGATAGCGGTCACGCAAACACGGTGCCACCCTTCGATCACAGGGTGACCCGCTTGATGCGGCCGACATGTGATGCGTTGGGCTTGTATGAGAAGACGGGCGGTTTCAGGGATTCAGGGATTTGGGATTTGTCGACGAAAAAGCTTGCTCGTACGCGATAAAAAGTGTTCCAACAGTAAATTGAAAGCACTCTAACAGAAAACATATATCATTAATATATATATGGCTCAGCAGCCCGAGCTATTACTTGAATGTTTACGAGATTCGGTAGAAGCCGATACATTTACAGACAAAAAAAATAATGTACAGGTAAAAATTGGTACAAATAATTATAGTTACACCCTTAAATTTATCAGCGGTAATGATACATTTAAAAGCGGCGATAAATATAATATCATTATCAACGATAGTGATAAAATCCATGTTGAATACGCAAAAACTTTGCGCATAATGCACAGCTCTATAGACAGTGAGTATTATGTTGATGTTATCACAATGTCTGGGCGTGTTGTATCAGCAGGCTTAGCAAAAATTATTCAGAGAGGTGGCAAACATAAATACAAAGGTCGTACATACAAAGTGCGTACTGGCCAACGTGGAGGTAAGTACATCATGGTTGGAGGAAGCAAAATTTATGTGTAAAACGGAAGTGACATATTTTGGTCTCAAGACGCGGGAACAATTGCGAGTTCCGCAAACTTGACATATCGATGGGACGATAATATCTATGACTTCGGGCATTAGGACCGGAATAAATTTCTCATATGGAGCATATAGTCGCGCATCTGCAATTTGAAAAGTATAAAAAGAAGCAAACGAAATACACTCGAACAATGGATAAGAATTCAGACAAACCTAAGACATTTTATGTACATACAGGAGAAAATGTCACAATCGTCACAAAAATCGCAGGTGTGAAAGAGACATCAAATACTATGCAAAGAGGTGATGTTCTCATCACGGGCCCAAAAAAGAACAATGTTGTCGGGGCGGGAAAGTTCCTGGGCTTGTATAATGTCAATGAAGAGATTGCTGTTTCAAGGGCCTTACCACGGATGGTGGCGAAGCTGACAGAAGATGCTTTACGCAAGGGGCATAAGAAAAAACACAATTACATTTACGGCATCATGGGGCGAGCAAATGATAGCCAACGTTGGTGATTATATCGTCAAGGATGGCGATGGGTATTATAGGATCGAAAAGACAGCATTCCGGGAGACATACGTAAAATCTAAATAACTTTCCACTTGAAGCCTCTATAGATATCTCCTGATTCGCTCATCTTGTGAATGGTTTTATGGCAAGTCTTGAATTGTGAGCATACATCCTGAATGCAATCATAGCGTTCAAGAACCGTATGAGTGACGGGATCAATTCTTTCCACATATCTTGAACTCGTCATTGGGGGTTTAGCAAGTGGCATGTCGCCTTCATATGTTGACTTGAGTGTGTCATCACAATCGTTGTACATCTTCCAATAAAACCCGGTGGCCATGCTTTGTTTGGATAGAGCAATCGTGATATTACATGCACGTGTTTTTAGTATCTCTGCCGCTTCTTTCTGGGTAGAGTATACCTTTAGGATCTTGTTTTTTTCCTTATTGATCTGCGCTACCAAACCAAGACGTTTCTTTGGTAGCTGGATGGTTTCTATTTTGGTTTCGGGGATGGTTTGCGGAAGCGCGCACGTGCCTTCTGTACAGAACCATCGATGGCTCTTTACGAGAGTATTGTTTTCACACGCCAATCTTATGTGATAATCATGCATCTTGGGGTCATTAAGAGAACGAGCAGCATCTCTCATATTGTAAAACATGTTCACTGGTTGTGAGAGATTATCGGGGTCGTATTGATAAATACGTCGTTCTGAGTCTATCGGCGGCACATCAGGTTGTGTTGATGTTTGTTCGTCTTCGGCTTCGGCTTCGTCGACACATGGGTTCAATATTGCTTTATCGAGAAGTGATGTAAGCACCTTCGTCAGCATGCTAATTTCAGATGCATCTGTCGAAGATGCTAGACGTTGTAATACAAGCGTACGCTCCTGATGCAGCTTTTCGAGGTAATTTAGTTTTTTACATTCGAGTCTTTGCGCTGCCGAGTCTATATTGAAATGACCGATGTTTTTTTCGATATCTTTCTTCATCTGCTCGTATGGGTAATCACTTGTCAATTGGATGAGCTCCGAGTTGGGAATCCTACGTTTTTTGATATCTGGACGATTCAAGAGATATTGCTCGAACTTATGAGGGCGGTTGCAAGGAAACACATCGACCAAGAAAAAATCTGTATACGTTTGACGTAAAGTTGACATGCGTTGGTTAATATCGTCTGTTTCGCCAATTTTATAAATATTGACAAGTATCTCACCGTCTTTGGTCATCCTTATCACTTTGACAACATACACACATGGTGTATCTTTGTGAGAGTGTCGAAGTTGATTATGACGGGCGAGCTGCAATTTCTTGGTAGATTCGCATTTGATATCATCAATGATGGCTCTGTTCCTCTTTTCGATATACATGAAGTAAAGTCGTTCCATCTTGGCGTAGTATGTCCTAGTTTGTTTTCCACGTTCAGTGTTCGCTGTCATACAAATTGCCTTGAACGTATCGACATTCATTAGGATTTTTTCCTTGTTATGCCCCCCATGAAGTTGCTTGACCTCGGGGTCAAGCAAGTTGTTGACTACATAATCAACGTTCTCTCGAAAGAACTTTTTCAAATGCCGTTTAGCGGTACCTTTTGCGACAAATCCTATCCAGTCTATGACCTTATCGAGATCGATGACATACTTGCTATTATCGTGACCGTGTGTCAAATACATCTGGAAATTATCTATGAAACGTTTCTGCTCTTCACCATCGAGCTCACCAATCAAGAGTTCCTTGAGGCAATTGTCGATATCTGGCATCTCAGTCGTCATTATATGTATAAAGTAGGTTGTACTTATATAGTTTTTACTGTCAAGTGATTCAAGTTGACATTACATGTTGATGAAACACTCTTGTAGAATGATGGACATTAATTCAGCAAGTCGAAATGACTTATCATCAGGATTGAACCTTATAAATTTACATGTTAACGTTTGTTGTATTTGGTCTTGTCTCTTTTGTTCGTACAATGGATCTCGCTCATCGTGATTATGTTCATCACATTCTATTGCTAACTTAGTATCAACAATATACATGTCTATGTAGTAAGAGTCAACCTTGTACTGTTTGCGCACATCAAATAATGGAGATAAAGCCTCATAAATAAACCCCAAAATTTCGGTTTCTTTTGGCATGTATCGTTTTACGTATTCAAGTTTGATATCGAAACAAGCGTTCATATTCCTTGAAACCATTGCATATTTATAATCGAGTTGATCGAATACCTGTTTTGTGACCATAACATTTTCTTTGTTTTGACCTCCATATGTTTTATTGAACCTATTTGGTTTTGATATAAAATAGTCTGTGTTTAGTGTAAAACCCATATTCTGAATCATTCTTTTTATGTTTCCTTTGCGAACTTTGTATTTTTCACATATGGTTTCGATATTGAAAGTATCCATTACAGAGTATAAAGTAGGTTGTACTTATATAGTTTTTAACTTGTTACTCACATAAACTTGGGTGGTTGAAGTCGAACTTTACATAGAAAAAATCAAGAAACGGGAACGATAGCTAGTTCCGCCAACTTCGCCATCATCATATCATACTTCTGCTTTGTCGTGTACCGTGATGCCTCTGTCGTTACCCAAGTCCTCTTCCCGGTCTTTAGAAGATCTGGATGTTTGTCGATTACAAACTTATCGCCTCGAGACTGGGTCTGTGCTTGATAGTAACAATACTTGGGAATATCTGCCGCGGTGAGCCCGCTATCAGGCGGAAGTGCGCATACCGTTTTTTTGCCTGCCGCAGTTCTTCGTTGGGGGTCGACAGTAGGTGCCCCAGCGGACTGTACAGGGGGCTCTTCAGTAGCGATTCCTTCGTGTTCCAAAATACACTTGCGGATAGCTTGATATTCGGCGAGGTTCTGCGCCTTGAGTTGCTTAAACTCGGCATTCGTATTGATTGCGTCGTTCATTTCCTCAAGTCTTGCAATGATATCTTGATATTTCTGGAGTACGGTACACTTGGCCGATTTCGTGCCACTCATGGTAGCTTTCTTTCTAGTTCCTTGGCGGACTTCATTGATCAGAAAGGGATGACATTCGATGACAAATTTGCTTTCAGATCCATCCCAGCGCACATGGCGTGGAAGTTCATCGATGCCGGCATCGACAAGTTCTTGGGGTGGTGCGAGCTTATCGGAGCGCGAGCCCCGGTTACTGTTTTGCTCTCCTTGAGTGGCGGCCCGGAGATTCTTTCGGCGATTATCGAGCTTGCAACAGTTGATATGATCGATACTGTATCCTGGACGCGAGATCCTATAATGATCCGCGAGCATCTTGTGCATCGACATCGTTCCGTTGTTGTGATTGTACATATACCCAGACCCACTATAAAACCATCCAAAACGGCTGACGATCTCATCAACATCACAATCATACACTACAGGGTTTTTGTCAAGATTGCTCCAATACATTGCATAACACTTATTGCCATTATCGTCTTCAATCAAATACTTTTTCTTCATCTCCATCTTTCCATGAACGGGGCGCAGGTCGGTTTGCTCTGTGATTGTGTAGATCATTTTGCTATGATGAGAACAGATACTCATAGAACCATTTCAATTTTTTTTAAGTCATGTCCACAACTGGTACGTTATCGCGACGATGAATGGTAAAAAACCAATGATTGACTTGAGACTTTTATGATATATAGAGATAAATGCGGAAGTTAAATGGTAACTTTCAAGAAAAAATTACACAACTAATACGACATATCGAGTGTGTAAGGTATGGATGGAATATACTAATTTGAATATGCAAGTCCGCCCATCCCCGACATAATACGCAGCACGTTGTAGGAAACGGCATAGATGCGCACCTTGGCGGAGCCACCGGTGACGGTGTCGGAGGTGAGGGTCAGCTGTAGAGTGGCGTTATCGATACGAGAGAAGTTGCAAGTGCCGGATGGCTGGTGCTCCTCGGGGCGCAGGGCGAAGGAGTACACGTTGATACCAGCGGAGGGCACGTTCTCGTGGTGTTGGTAGGGCTGCACCAGGTTGAAGTACTTGCCATCGCGGGCGCTGAACCTGTCGTGGCCGTTGAGCTGTAGCAGGGCAGTGGACACTGGGTTGGTGCCGTTCTCGAAGGACACGGGCACGAACACGTTGTTGGCACCACCAGCTGCGATACCGGGCATAGCGCCGGCCTTGACATCGCCTGCCTCCGGGGTGAGGAGGGAGGTGTTGGACAGGGCCCAGGCACCCACCGGGGAAGAGTTGGTGGAGCCGAATGAGTAGGTGTAGTCGTAGGAATCGGTGTAGTTGAACCATTGCTTGCCCCAGGGAGCGGCGTCGCTCACGTTGAGGTCACGGGATACCACCCATACCAATTCTTTCGTGGGATGATTGAAATTTAGCTTGAATTTATTGTTGGTGTTGGAGGTGCTCTCGTCACCGGTGAACTGTAGCTGCTCGATCAGGTATTCGTGTGATACCTGGGCGAAGCGGCGGCGCTCATCGGTATCGAGGTAGACATAGTCCACGAATAGGGTGCAAGACTCTAGCGAGCGCACGGTCACGTTGTTCATGGCGGTGGTGGGGACACCGCCTGACACGGTGCCGGACCAGTAGCAGTTCTTCACGTCGTTTAGCTCAAGGTTAATTTTAACCTCGTGATATTGCAAAGCGATGAGCGGCAGGGCGAGGCCGGGGTTGCGGTTGAAGAAGAACTCTAGGGGAATGTAGAGGGTATCGCCGGCCACGGTCACACCGGTGGTGGCGGAGGGGGTGGTCAGGTAGGGGGTGTTGCCGACCATGTTGGCGTAGCCGATTTGGTGGCCAGCGGTCTGGGTCAGCTCGTTCCAGATGTGTAGCCAGTCACCGTAATGCTTGTCACATTTTTACGGTGGGTACTACATGTTTGGCATTTTAACATGTAGAGGGTCCTCGCGGATACCCTTACCTTGATTTTCACCAAGGAGTAGACTATATCTTGAGCCATCACAGGTGATGATCAATCACCTCAGACCCGCTTCCGTTTAGTCGTTGAACCTTCATCCTCCTTCAATGATCGCCAGGAAGGTAGGATGCTTGGCTGCGGATTGCCCATTTCAGAAGATCTCGAAAATCTTCTTCATCCTTGGGATTTTTACCATACCGGAGTTCTACTCTCCGCCACCAGCTACTCTCATAACTGGCTTGGTACCCAAAGGCTTTAGGGGTTTCCCGCATTTTGAAAGCGTTGCAGCTTTGACAAGCTACTAGTATCTGTGGAATCTCTTATCGTGTCGAATGTTTCATGTGGCCGTTGACACAGAGACTTGTGCTCCACCAAAAGGTTTTTCCTCTATGCTGCACAAGTTAGCATAGGGGCCTGATACTTTTCCGCACTGACATCGTTAATGCGTTGACCACCGATTTCGAGCTCGACGCTCTTGATTAGAATGTGGCCTAGCCAGTTCAGCCAACGGAAAGAGGTGCCGGAGGGCACAGTCACGTTGGGTAGAACCACGCGTAGGTAGGCACGGTGAATCAGATCACCGTTGCGGCTGATGGTGCAGGTAACCTTCTTGGACCAGTCACCAAGACCGTTGAAGGTCTGCTCGATGGATTCCAGAGCAAAGTTGGTGTGACGACGGTAGATGACCTTGAAAACATTTATACCTCTATTTTTCAATAGCGGATTCGACTATATCTTAAGCCTGGAATATAATCCCAGACCCACTGCCATTTAGTCTGTGAACAGCACTCATATTGATATTGTTGATATCAACTTAGAGCTTGGCTGCGGATTGCCCATTTCTGATATATTCTTCGTCATGGAATACATCTTCATTCGACAAACTTGTTACCATACCCCAGTTCGTTTCTCTGGGCCAGTGCTCTTTTTCAAAAACACCTTGGTATTTGTCGACTTTAGGGGGTCCCCGCAATTTGACAGTGTCGCAGCTGCTACAGCCACTAGCAGTAATGGTTGCTGGTCAGGCATATTGGGAACCACTTACGGGTTTATGATGCGATTATTCCCATTCTCGCATCCCGACTGCTTTTCAACCCCTTTCTTTAGTGTGCTTAAAGACTTGAGGTGATTTGAGGGTTGCCGGTGAGGTATACGTCTTGAGCGCCATAAGCAACTAGTTGCATGAGGCCGCCACCCATATTGCTTTATACTATATATAAAGAAAATAATTTTTAAGGAACGCATGAAATTTGAAAATGCTTTTTACAGCGAAAAAGCATGACCAAAAGAGGTTTTTCGGAAATATATCTGATTATCAGTCCTTCCGGCAAAAGATACATCGGACAAACACAATGTGTGGACTCCAAAGGTCGCAAGTACGGAACTATGGCAAGGTGGAAGTGTCATATCAGAGATGCCGCAAGCAAAGACAGGTGCAGACTGCTCAACCAAGAGATCAGAAGTCACGATCTTACGATGTTCACTATAACACCAATGCTCACCTGTAAGAATGAAGATGCAGACGAGTATGAAATCATGTTCATCGCGCAACACAATACGCACAATAACAATGGGCAAAATAAAGAAGGGTTAAATGTAAGAACAGGTGGCAACTCCGGAGATGTGCTATCTGAAGATACGAGACTCAAAATGTCAAAAGCAAGATCTCATTACGCTAAAACCAATCCCGATAAAATAAAACTTACCGACAAAACCAAGAAGCAAATCTCAGAGAGCCTCATCGATAATGTCGTGAGATACGATCACGATGGCAAGATATTACCAAAGTACGTAAAATACGTGAATTGGAGTGACCGACGAGGATATCAAATCGTGAGTCATCCGCTATGCAAGTGCAAGTACTTTGTCTCCAACAAAGAGAAGCTCGACGTGCTTTATGACAAGTGTCTTCGACACCTGGAATCATTCGACGTCAAACCAAACGTCGATTTTTGCATATAAATAAAGGATTCGTCCATCTATCATGACAGACTATGAAAAACAGAAAAAACACAAAGACAACGACTGCCCCTAAAAAAACACTTGATATTCAACATATGTCCAAACTTCAAGAGTTCAATAAGATTAGCAACTCCGTGGAAACTATCGAGAGTCAAATCACCGAACTTGACGATAAAATTATGGCTATAAAAAAGAAGATACAAATACCTGAACCAGACGAATCCGACGTTTCCGTGATGCTAACCTTAAGAGATATGAAGCAAGACCTCGAGAAACAACTCATAGCGCTCAGGGATCGGGATGAAGTTGACTATTTTATCGATACTGCTCCCATTCTCTTTCAGTATTATGACATCGTTGAAAAAGGCAGTAACGATGTGCCTTCTTCTGAAGTTCCTGATAACAGCATCCTCAAGTTTTTCATGAAACCACCAGATCTATGTACCGCAGCCGTCACAGAAGAAAAGTCGAGCGATGAATCAGTTTTCGTCGATCGAGCGTCACTACTCGATAAATACCTCATGGTCACGGATGACAACTACGTCAAACACGTCGAGAAAGATACGTGTGATACATGTATCAATTGCGGTTCGACCAACAGAAACATCATGTTAAACGAGGGCTTTTTACACTGTAATGATTGTGATTATATCGAGTATATCATCATCGATCATGACCGACCCAGTTATAAAGACCCACCCAAAGAAGTGAGTTATTTTTCATACAAGCGTATCAACCATCTCAACGAATGGATCAGTCAGATTCAAGGGAAAGAAACGACCGATATACCCGAAGAAATTTATGCCAAGATACTAGTCGAGCTAAAGAAACAGAGAATTACGAACATGGCAGATTTAACACCGAAAAAAGTAAAAGAAATACTCAAAAAATTAGAAGGAAACCGATATTATGAACATATCCCACATATCATCAATCGTCTCACGGGCATGTCGATACCGCACTTTGAACCCGAGCTGGAGGAAAAACTTCGGGTGATGTTTAAAATGATCCAACCATTGTTCGTCAAATACGCGCCTGCCATTCGTAAAAACTTTTTGAGCTACTCGTACTGCCTTCATAAGTTTGCGCAATTATTAGGGCGAGACGAATACTTGCCTAACTTGCCGCTCTTGAAGAATCGCGAAAAACTACAGATGCAAGACATGATATGGAAGAAAATATGTGAAGAACTGAATTGGCAGTGGATAAGAAGTATTTAGCGGCGTCTATTACGGACTTAGCATGCTGACGTTCTTGATATTGACGCGCTGTTCTGGTGAAATATATTTGAGGCCCAGAAACTTGAAGATATCCTCTTCCGTACGGAAGGTATCACCATCGACGAATTTCCCGTTTGTGTCTTTCAACCCGTATTCACTGAGAGAGTAACCCTTGGAGAGGGCAAAGTTGCGCATTGCGACATTGAATGGCCCGCTTCCTGTAAAGTACAGCAAAGCAAACGGGTACTCGTGAGCCTGCGTCAACATAAAGTCGATGCGACGAAAGTGGCGGCGCATCTTCAGTTTTCCTACAGCCAAGACTTTTTTATTGCCTTGGGCGAGTATATCTGATATGTACTTTTTAGAAACAAACTCTTGAATGATTTTCTTGTAGGTGGCTTCGTCACAATTCGTGATGAGGCAATCGACATCGCCACTCGATGCTTCCTTACGTCTATACGATCCGGATAGAGATGCTACGATATCTTTACCAAAACTCTTGATGACAGACATGATATACGCCTCGTGTTTCTCCATTTCCGCCCTTGGAATACGCAGGATCGTGTCTTTATAGTATTTGATGCCCTTTTTCTGTACATCGTTAAGGAGGTCTTGCCGCCCTTCGAGTTCCTCTATGCTTTTGATCCCCGCGTTGTCAATGAGGTCACGAGCCTTTGCGGGTCCAATACCGTGAACTTGTGTGAGTTGCTCGAATATCTTCATCTTGTCACTCGAATCGTATTCCTGGACTTGGGCCAGCTTACCGGTTTCGAAAATCTCCTGTAGTTTAGCTTTGATTTTCGTACCTACACCTTTCAACTCATTGATCTGTTCGAAAGACGTAATCGGGCCGTCGATCATTTTGATCTGCCCTAATACCACTGCGTATGCCCTAGCCTTGAAAGGCTGCTTTTCAGCCATTTCTTTTTTGCGCAACTTTTCAAGTGCCTCGAGAATATATGGTTTCATGTTTTTTGCTTGCTCGTCTTTTGCTTCGTCTATTTTAGGTTCGACGTCAGGGACTTTCTTGGCTTTGACGGGTTTTTTCGCCTTGACTGATTTAGGTTCAGCGTCGTCTACTTCTGGTTCGACGTCAGGGACT